TATATTGGTTTAAGTATAAATGCTTTTATTTTTAAAAAACAAAAACAAACTATTTGCCTTTGAAGTCTCAAGAGCAATATAAACAAATAAGTTTGCCTTTGAAGTCTCAAGAGCAATATAAACAAATAAGTTTGCCTTTGAAGTCTCAAGAGCAAAAACCAAAAGCAAAACCCTCTATATAAAATTGAATACACTGTTATAAACCCAATATATCATACCATTATGAAATGTTTGAGCAAAGATCGAAACGGCAATAATTGCCGAACCACACACCTTTGCGATAGTCGATTTTGTAAAAATCATCAGTATATGAACAATTATACCGATACTATGTTAGAGGCTCTACAATTATGTAGAGGGTGTATGAAAATGTATTGGTTCGATGGAGATATAAAAACGTGCAATAAATGCTTAGCACGAGGTAAAGAGACGCGACAAGAAGCAAGTGCGAAAGTGATCCCTTGTGGAAAGGAAGGATGTGATAATAAACGTTCTATTGAAAATGATTATTGCGGATTACATCAAGTTTGTTTATTTGTGGATGAAACAGCAGCGTTAGGAAAAAAACTATGCCGAAACTATGTGCGTGGATGTCGAACGCAACTTGATGCGGATTATGAACGTGTCCGGTGTCCCGACTGTTTGGAAAAGGATAGGGAACATGATAAAGCAAAGCGTTCGGTTGTATCAACTGAAATCGTTGATGGAAGAAAACAGTGTTCTGTTTGCTGTGGGTTTAAACCTGTGGAAGAATATGTTGGAGCAAATAATCAAGAAACAAAAACGTGTGCACATTGTAGAACCGAATTCATAAAACAAAATGAAAAGCGAGATAAAGAACATGTGCGCGAATTGGATAGGAAAAATTCGAAGAAACCAGAGAGGATTGCGACCAAGAATGAGTGGGTTGAAAATAATTATGAAAAGGTTGTGTTAAGGTGGATGAATTATCGTCAGCGTAAAATCGAGGAGAATGGTGCTGAAGCGTATTTGAAGAAATGTGCTGAATATGCGGGACGATGGAGAGAAAATAATCCTGAAAAAATGAATGAAATAAACAAATTATCTATGGAAAATATTAATTATGCATATAGTGATTATAAAAAACGTGCAATAGATTTTAGACTTTGTTTTGAACTTAGTTACAAAGAGTTTGAGAGTATTGTTAAAATGCCTTGCTATTATTGCGGAATTATACAAGACAAAGGATTTAATGGTATAGATAGACAAGACCAGCAAAATGGTTATACTATTATAAATAGTGTTAGCTGTTGCCGTATGTGTAATTTTATGAAAGGAGCCGTCGATAATATTACGTTCTTACATCGTGTTGAACATATATTGACACATAATAGCTTGATTGCAGGTGGAAAACATTATCCAGATGCTTTTCATAGTCATAAAGGATCGTCATATTTAATGTATAAACATAATGCCGAAGAGCGTAATTATAATTTCGAAATCACATTGGAAGAATATAATAAACTAATTATGGAAATCTGCTATATTTGTGGTAAACCATCAGACGAAACACACAAAAATGGATTAGACCGGTTTGATAATGATATTGGTTATACAATTGCTAATGTAAATGCTTGTTGTGGACAGTGTAATTATATGAAAAAAGATATAGAGTATGATGTGTTTCTGTACCAATTACAAAAAATATACGAATGTTCTTCAAAAAAAGAAATGGTGAAGCCAAGTGTTTGTATTGTGAATATACTTACACCAAATACTAATAAAAAGACCAAGGGTGAGTTAGTCGAAGAAGTAAAGGTAAGAAAACAAAAACAACAAGATGAATTAAGAGCGCGTTATGGGGATGAAGAATATAAGAAAATGCGTGCAGCTGAACTTGCTAAGTCTCGGGCAGAGAAGAAAAACAAAGGTATATAATCGTTGTTTTCGAGTTTAAATTTATACTATAATAAATTTAAATTAAATTAATAATAAAATTAACAAATGGTGTTTCATATTTAAGCGTTTATACCGTATTATTTCTTATAAGCATTTCCGCTTATAACATACCTGTGTTTTTTGAATGGACACAGCACTCTCTCGAGTGGGACTAGACTATATCTTAAGCGTTCGTCGAAAGGGATTAGCTTTCTCGCGCCCATCAGCATTTAGTCGTTGAACCGCCTTCATATCCTTATCATAGCGGACTTAGAAGACTGGCTGCGGATTGCCCTATAATATGAACCTTTTTACTATACCTTATGTTGTTAGCATAAGCCACTATACAATTTCTCATATAGTTTAGTATTTCATACCTTGAGGGGTTTCCCGCAATTTGGAGATGTTGCCTTTTTAAAGACTAGCATATCTTTTGGATACACTTTTACTCACATCAAATTTATGAGTATGCCACACCGCACATGCCCGCCATCACACGGAGCACATTATAACTGTAGGCGTACACTCTGACCTTAGCAGTAGCAGTGCCGGCAACAGTTCCGGAAGAAAGGACAAGCTGAAGGGTAGCATTGTCGATTCTGGAGAAGTTGCACGTGCCGCTGGGTTGCTGTTCCTCAGGGCGGAGAGCGAACGAATACAAGTTGATTCCAGTGTCGGGGGCACGGGTGTGGTGCTGGAAGGGCTGGACAACGTCGAAGTAGGATCCCTCTCTCTCGGAGATACGGTCCTGTCCGTTAAGCTGGAGCTTAGCGGTGACGACGGGGTTCTCACCCCAGCAGTGCATATCGAGGGCAGTCTCGGCGAGGACGAATGTGCCGGCATCGGACACATAGGATCCAGTAGCGGCATCAGCAGGACTGAAAACACCACTGGAAGCCCACTCGTTTGTGGGGGGAGAGGAGATGAAGGCATCAACAGCTCCGGGCATCTGGAAGACGTTTCCGGAGATGAAAGCGTTGGAGCCAGAGGTCTCGGCGGGGCCGCCGAATACGTGGATGGCGTTGGGAAGAGCATCGACGGCGTCGGTGTAGTTGAAGGGCTGAGCACCAAGGACCTTGAACAAAGTGTTGCCGGCCTCAAGGGAACTGCAGTAATCAACGTTAGAATCGGGCTGGACGACCCAGATGAGCTCCTTGCATGGGTGGTTGAAGTTGATCTTGATCTTGTTAGACGAAGATCCAACCGACTCATCACCAGTGTACTGGAGCTGCTCAATGAGGTACTCATGGGGGTTCTGGGCCATCTTTCTGCGCTCATCGGTATCCAAGAAGATGAAATCAACGTAGATAGATGCGGCAACGAGAGACTGTTGGTAAGCAGTGGTGACCGACTGAGAACCAGAAGCGGCAGTGAGAGACTTAACAGCCCACAAGCACTCGCCAATAGGTCTGAAGTCAATGTTGATCTTGACCTCGTGGTATTGGAGAGCAACCAAAGGAAGAGCCAAACCGGGGTTTCGGCAAAACCAGAAGAGGAGGGGGATGTAAAGGGTGGTCTCAGGGAGGGCATTGCGTGGAGCGCAAACCTGACTGGGGCCAGTGGTGGAAGAGCAAGGTCCGTTGATGTCGGCAAAAGCCATGTCGGTAATGTAGGTAAGCTGAGTGGTGTGTCCAATCATCTTGTAATAACCTCTCTGTTGCTCAGCAGACATAGTGAGCTGATTCCAGATGTGCATCCAGTCACCATATTGGCGGTCAATTCTCTGGCCTCCAATCTCAATCTCGACCTGGGCAAGCAGCTGCTCACCGGGGTAATCCAACCAACGAGCATAGACAGGACCAGCACCACTGGTTCCCATACTCTGGTTAATCTCTGGGAGAGTAACCTGGACGTAGGTGCGGTAAGCCAAATCTCCGTTTCTGGAGATGGTGCAGGACACACGGCGACCAAAGTCAGCCTGACCGTTGAAGGTCTGCTCGATGGACTCCATAGCGAAGTTGGTGTGGCGTCTGTAAGACACCTTCCAGTAAGTAATCTCGGGGTTTCCTGTAAGGAAAATATCTTGGGCGCCATAGGCGACTAACTGTAAAAGAGCTCCTCCCATTGTTTTTTATATATTCCTAAAACATATTTTTTTCTAAAGTTCGCCGCAAAAAACGCACATCCAAATATTAAT